ATCATAGTCAATTGATCGCGGTCGATTACTATGTACATTTGAAATCTCCTATGGGTCTAAGATTCTATTATATCCGTCTTATCGGAATCAATCACTGCTAACTCTTGTTCTATTTAGAAGGGTATGGCGTTCTCATAGTCTTCGCAGCCAACAACAATCACTTCAAGTGGGGGTAGGACGTTCCACTTATTACACCACTGCTTTTCCCTGTTCCAATGATCGCAGTTTAAACAACAATTCCAGGCAAATGTTTGTATCATCGATTTTTGCGATTTGATGATAAACACTTGGTGCTTTTCCAGAACCCGCCGATGCTGGGTCGGCGGAGGTGCGTCGTTAGAATTCATAACCTGTTATCTCCCCATTGGGCTGGTTGACAACAACTTTGATGAACCTCGGTTTCTTCAACTCCTCTTTGAAACTCAACGCATCTGCGGTGGTACTTGGAGGTGGAATGTTGGTTCGTTCGCGCCACCATTCGTGCGCTTTATGGGTCGGATAGCCACCATGTTCCATACAGACCCATTCGCTATACATGTTTGGGCCACAGTAATAGATCACTTTCATGCTGTCCGGCTTGCCTGGCTTTCGCCAGGTCATATACAAGACCCGATCAACTTGTCGTGTCCCGACTTCCGGCAAAACGAGCTGTCCCCGCTTTCTCACGAGTGCTTCGGTAGAGGACGACCCAATCTTCAGGTATACTGGAAATATATACCCACAATACCAACATTTTCTCGCGCTCGCGTGATTGTAGACCCCACATTGATCGCAGATGCGAATAGGTGCGTCGCCAGCGCGTTTGCGTTCTCTGGGTAGCGGCACCCTCGGATCGTTTATTGGGCCCAATCTTGTGACATTCTGACCAAAATCGAGCACTAAACAATTCTGCTTCGAACTCGCAGATATCGCTAATTGTCGCCCAACTTGTGTCCCCAGCTCGAATCCAGGTGCATACAACGGTCGAGTCCCCCGCCCAAGCATCTGCTGCCACAGTCCAGTACTCAACGTCAGGCGAACCATACCCATAAAGTCGATTGGCGGGTGATCGAAGCCAGTTGTTAAGAGTCCATTTGTAACGATCCATTTGTGTTCCCCATTTCGGTATTCCAGAATACGTCGGTCACGCTCGTCTCCGCTCATGCCCCGCGAGGCCACCCAGGTTGCGGACTGACCATAGTACTGCAAAATATCACATATGTGGCTAGCATGATCGACGCCAGAAGTGAAAACCAGACAACAATGACGATCACTAGCGTGGAGCAACATTTCTTCCACGGCTTTCAGGTTCTTTTTCTCATTGTCGAACAGCTCCTGCATCTGATGCTCGTCATAATCGCCACCCGTGATCTTGATGTGGCTAATATCGTATTCAGTGTTGGTCGGTCGAGGTACTGGCGGCACGAGGTAGCCCTGCTCAAAAAACCAGTTATAGGCATCTAGTCCGGTACAATCGACAATAACATCCGTGAATAAGGCATTATCCCCATCGGTGAGCTTGCCCTGCTTCATGCGATAGCCGGTAGCGGTCAGACCGATAAATTTGATAGCGGGGTTTTTGATCTGCAGAGTTTTGAACAGTTTGCGGTACATCGTTTCATCTTTGGGGCTGATTTCGTGAGCCTCGTCGATGACCACAAAGTCTATGAAGCCGAACTTTTCGCCGATCTTGTAGACCGAAGCGATAGTGCCGAAGGTAATCGGGAACTCGAGTTGTTTGAAGCCAAGCCCATCGCAGAAAATACCGACTGGAGCCTCGGGCCAGGCAATTTTAAGTTTCTGATAATTCTGGTCGACCAACTCTCGAGTTTTAGTCAACATCAAAATTCGGGTAGCTGGGAAGGCGTCAAGAGCCTTTGTGCAGATACCGGCTACGATCCACGACTTGCCGGTCGCGGTCGGATAAAGTAAAAGTGGGTTGCCGCTCTGATGCTGGAAGTAGCTAAAAACCTGCTCGACTCCCCACTCCTGATAGTCGCGTAGCATTTAGGGTTTGAGTTTGGCCAGATTTTCGAGAACCCGTACTAATGATAGGGACAGAAAGTACGTCACGTGTTGCGGAGTATTGGGGTCTTTGTTTGAGTCGATTATCTCCTGGCAGATATCCTTCCAGACCAGCAACGCCTGGGCGTAGCCATCCTTGAATCCCTTATCGTATTGTTCCTTATTGGTGTTCATGTCTTCCTTTCATCCCGAATGACCACATTCTTCAGTTGGCAGATACGGAATATGCAATGATCGGGCGTGTTGATCCAGAGTACAGTGCTATCCGGCCTTATCACAATTTCGACTTCTTCGATCCCGTATTGATTTGCCGTAATATCGACCATTTCAGGTAGTAGTTTCATTTTTTCCCTTTTACATGTTGTGGTAATTTGGTTTGCTTCTTACCTTCGTTCTCCTGAACTCCTTGTTTTGCTACAGATTGTTTGAGGCCGGTGCTTTTGGCCACACTAGGGTTATCCGCAGCCGCGTGGAACAACCTTGACTGCGCCTTTGATGCGAATTTCTTAGGCACAATATCCTCCTATGGGTTAAATGTTGGATGCTGCGCCCATTCAGGGCATCCACTAAGTTGTCGTTCATAATCAAGTGTACAGTTGTGAGTTTTGCACCACCATGTTCCATCCTCTAACGGATCACTTGCAGCGCAACTGCGACAATTGAAGTCAGGCGTCGCGTTTGAATGGCAGACTTTTCGATGGTCACAATTGCGGCACAACCAGAACGCCGGATTGTTGCTAATGCGCGGCGGTGCTTCTCGGGCGAAGATAATCCGATGCGACCGTTCTTTGTAGGATTCATCCGTGTGCTGATCGTAGGGCACCAGTTCGAGATAGAGTTCATCGGTGTCTTTGTTAACGGCGCAGTAGAGGCACCAGGATAAATGGAAGAATCCGAGGTACTGCTGGAACTGGGCGTAATGTTCAATCTTGCCGGCTTTCACTCCTAATGTGGGTAGCAGGATATTGCCGTAGGAGTCTACCTCACCAGCAATCTTCCGAAAACTACGATTGTTGTGAGTTTTAAATTCCGCCAGAATAGGTATAGTCGGCATTTCAGGTATACCTTCAACAACCGCATCAATGGCGCTTCCATAGTGGCCCCCGTATAGAGAAACGCGATACTGCTTATTATGCTGATCTGTTTCCCATACCTTGCACCCGATAGTTCGAAACATAGCGACGAAACGAGCTTCTTCAAGGTGGCCGCGGTTGAATAAACGCAGTCCCCGCCCACTGATGCGCTGGTCAGTCGCCCATCTGAATCCATAGTATAACTCACGTGCGCATTCTCGTCCAGACAGAGAAATACCAAGATGGGCCCGATGCTTTTTGTGCTCACTGTCATCGAAGGCGTCAGTAGCTTCGAGTATACACTCTCGTAGATAGTGGCGAAACATTCGGCCTTGATCTGAGTAGATAGCTGCATCGATTGCCTCTTTAGTCTGAGTTGCAAGGATAATGCTCACGATCAACTCCTGTAGGGGGCGGAGCCCCCTAACCGGTTAACGCCCGCCGCCCTGCTGCCAGGGTGGCAAAGTAGTTTGAGCGGCAACTGGACCCTGATTCTGGGGCGGTTGGGTTTGAGCCGCCTGATTCATCATCGGAGGCGCCCCCATCGCTCCATTAGGGCGCTGGGCATTCGTGGCAACGGGCTGGGCGGGTTGGGAGCCAGGAGGCCGCATCATTGGAGGGGCATTAGAAGCGGCGGCTGCATTGGGCTGTGACGGGATTCCGCCCTGCATCGGTACATGAGGCTGGGATTGAGCCGCAACTTGCTGATTGTACGGATCGCGGCGAATCACATTGTTGCGGGCCTGACGAGCCGGGGTCTTTTCGCCAGTATTTGGATTGACACTTTCTGCGGTGCCTTCCCTGTATGACAACTCAACCAGCATCGGCCGTCGGGCCAGTTGGGTCAGGTCGTTGCCGACGATAACCCCGACGGCATGGCCGATAGATGAAAGCTGTTTGATAGCGACTTCCTTCGCCGGTTCCGAGGTGGTGTGCCACAAATTCAGATTCTCGTAGAATTTGCGATTCTGGAACTCGCCGCCGAGGAACGTATATTCGAGCCACAGATTGTGGCCAGACGAGTTGTCGTTATTTAAGCGAACCTCCATGTTGTCAATCTGCATTGGATACAGCCCCGCCGGATAGACCTGTTGCCCGACATAGGGGTCAACATTGGTCAGGTCAAAATCCCAGGGGATGGGTTGCATTACGTTAGCCATAATATTCACCTTTAATTCGTCATTTTGTCGATCAAAAATGACAAGTCTGGATGTTCCCAAGTTTCCAGAGCACCACTACGATCCTTTGCGTCATACTCGGGGCTTGGTTGAGTCTGCAAGAATCTATAGGTTTTATTGGTACCGGGATCGGTAGCCACACCCAATCTGAATGTTTCATCGAGCCAATAGGGCGAGGCCGGGCCGAGCTGGCGACCAGGGAAATCTGGCCCGCCGCGCAAAGCTCCGGTTACTCCGTCTTGTACCGTTCCGAGTTTGGCTGTGATACACAAATGCTTTCCCGGCAATCCGTCCCGAAATTTACGGAAGTATTCGGCAATCAGGTCTGCTACTTCCCCGTAGGCCTGTCTACCATCGGATTTGGTCGCTTTGGATGCTGCTAACATGACTTCTGCGGTTTCGCTGGCGCTGTCCCAAGCTACCGAACGAAAGTAATGGGCATTCATTGGGTTAGTCAACCACTCATGAGCGCGTCGTAATTGTAGCCCGTTTCTTACTATCATGACGGGCGATTGAAAAACCACCTTGGCGCGTTCTTCTGCCTGAGCCAATTCGAGACCCAGGAATTCATTATATATACGGATCAGATTTTTCATACCCAGCGACAGCAAACCATTCTCCGCACTAACAAAAATGATAGGGGTGGGGAGTGTCGCACAAAGAACTGTTTTGCCTACTCCAGCCGAGCCGTAGGCCAATATTTTGACGCCGTTTGCTACGGCTTGTTGTTCAACGGTAGACCAGGCGAAATTCTCCATTACCCCGACGATGGCCGGGGCTTTGGCGGATGGCGCGCTAGTGGGCGGTGGTAGTATCCCTGCTGGTAGAGTAACGGGCATCTTTATCCTCACATAGTCGACCCGATTCTTTTAGGGCCGCTAGTCGTTCCTCATAACGGCGCCTCGCCTGAATATAGTCAGGCTGCATCGCAAGCAGCTTATAGCAAAGTACCCGATCAAAACAAAAGTCCAGAGTGTTCATAAAACAATCCCCTTAAGATGCTTAACCAGATTGCGTACACCAAATCCAGTGTGTATGATTGTTGTTTTCGACATGACTCGCCAGGTACCGGTCGCTGGAAAATATTCGACGAATCCATGCGGTTGATGAATAATGAACAGCTCCGGTTCCAGTTCGTCGTATTGAATCTGATTCCGTTCGAGCACTTCGCGGGCGTTAGCCACATTCCTTTTACGACGGGCGAGTTTCTGCTCAGCATAGGCCACCCAATCCTCGTCACTTTGAGGAGCGCCCATGCCCTGTCTTTCGTACAGCTTGTCGATGCGTGTCATAATGATAACCAAGTATGAATGAGTTCCAAATCTTTGAGCATCTGGACTCGGAACGTAATAAATGACTGGTGCGCCCGCGGTTCTATGGCTGCCGCATTTTGAGCGCACCAAGCTTTATACTCGCACCAGGCCAAGAAAACTTGTGTACTAATTGCTTCCATCTGGTCTGGCTACCGGTTTGGCTTTTTCTTTGTATTCCAGCTTCAAACTCGGTGCTCCTGGCTTGACGGTCAATGCCTCATTCAATAAGGCTTTGGCATCGTGGCGAAGATCGCGGTAGCCTGACTCCGAGACTTCAAGTCGATATTTGATGGCTGCTTCAATACTCGCAATCTCCCCGCTATCTGGATCAACCGGCAGAGCGGCAACTGCTTTGCGGATTGAATCCAGGGCAGCCACATCAACTGAATAATTAAGCCGTCGTTGAATCTCTAGTACCCATCCACTGGGCATTCCAAATTTCTCCCGCCCCGACAAGTTGCATTTTGGGTCGCTCTCTTTATAGAAGTACCGAAACAGAGCCATACGGGCCTCCATTTCGGTAGCAACAGCTTCATCTGCTGTTTTATGAGCGGACCACCATGCGCCAACCAGAGAATCTAGTTCTGCGCTCTGTTTGACATCGATGATAGGTAGCGCTGCGGCCATGGTTGCTCCTAGCAGCGTTCGCAGCGCGTCGGGTCTTCAATATGCGGGACCGGCTTGCTGGCCTTTGTGGTCAGCGGGTACCACCCTTCGGTCCATCCGTCTTTGAACACTTCGCGCATCACGTTATAGTGCGTGATTTTCGGTTGTTCGATTGCTTGGGGTTCATCATATAGACGACGGCTCCACGGCGCCGGAGCCCGATTGACGATCTGTACTTCGACTTCCCTGCCAACCAGACCGGGGATGCCTTTGCCGATGTGCTGGCCGGGCCTCCGTTCTTGCATAGCAATTTGCGCGAGTCGCTCCAGATTTTCCCTTTCATGTCGCTGCATCTGCTGGTCGATTGGCGCCATATGGTTCAGGCATTGCTCCTGATAATACTCGGGCGGGCAAGGTGCGGGTAAGGGTGCCTTGTCGTAAATCGGGAATGAGTACCTGAGGTCTTCTGACCTCATATCGGTCGCGGCGACCATTACATTTTCTCTGGTCTTGTACGGCTTCAATTCATCACGGTACACGTACACAATTCCGTCATCCCCAAGGCCATACAAAGTAGGTTCTTCACCCTGGGTATGATGAGCAGTGCTAATCTGAATGATTCGCATAGCGTTCTCCGTCAGTTGATTTGGCTTTTATCCGGCGGGAGGTAGCCGAACAATGGGCCCATCTGCATTTCCACTCTTTGCCACACTACTTCTCCGAATGTAGTTCTGGTTTCAGTCTGTTCCAGTTCTGGACCAGCGACCCAGATTCCATCCCGAGTTTCTACTACAAACGACACTACATGTTTGGCTCCAGGAGTATCGCGAACTGGAGTCAGCGCCAATTGTTCCATATCAAGATGACCGTCAGGTACTATTGTTTGCCATGCTACCGATATGAAAATAACGCAATCTGGCTTGGGCCGCACGTCGAGGATAATCTGGCGGATAGCAGTACCCGCTTCCTCTTTGAGCCATTCGCAATCAGCAGGCAGGCCGATTGGGATCAATCGATTGCTCGGTCGATGCACAAGGAACCACGAGGTGCATAAGTGTACCTCGTTTTCGAGACTTTCGCGTACCTGATCGACCAATTTGTTCAGCAGCCCTCTCAGGTCATCGGGCAACGTATCTGTTCGTTTCTTCATAGTCTAGCCTTTCGGATAGTTGCTACAACTGCTAGTTGAACTTCTCGCAGATCAGGCGGCAGGGAGATACCCGGGCGCAACACGATAGCGTTTGAAGTCAGACTCAGCAGGGACTCACCTGACCAATAGAGCGAGTCCCATGTGGCTATATACATCAGTCGCGCCGACTCGGTCGATGTATAACTATCATCGTACCCGAGCCAGCGTTCATCCCTCATGCCAGCCATCATATCGCCACCTGATTAGTTGAGTTTACGCGACTCTTCGCCCACTTGCAGATTCAGGTTGATCGATTCGCCGAAGGCCTTACCAGCATGATAGGCGAAAGGATCGACTTTAACCGCACGCGCCTTTTTGACGCGCAGATCGGCTGGCATCAATTCCTCATTGGCATCTGCCTCAGTCTGATAAAGGGAGGCAATAATCAGCGCGGTTCCCGATGATTCTGCATCGGATTGAGCCGCCTGCTGGCGTTTGATTTCTTGTACCCGTTCATGCAGTTTATGCATGGCGCCAATAGCGAAGGCGCGGGTGCCAGGAGCCGTATTCTGCTTGTAGATTTTGCGGCCCTCTTTCAGAATCGAGTTGACCACATAATCGGCCATAGCGGCCGCGGTAGCGGCATTCGATTCGCGCCCGACATAATGGTGAATGCACTGCGTGCCGTTGATCTTGCGCGAGTAATAGTACTTGCAAAAGAACAGATCGGCAATAATCAGATTGGTTTGCTTGGCCCATGTCCAGGACCAGGAACCGTTTTCGAAGTTGATGCGATCTTCCTGAACATGGTGGCCGAATGCTTCAACCCGGGCCATATCGACATTATGCTTGGTCATGAGCTTATAAGCCATGCGCAACGCATTGTCGCGTTCACCTTCAGTCGCTGCGAGGTCGTTGCCAAGCGCCAACAGCTTTTTGATCTTGCTCACCATTTTTTCTTCAGTCATCGCTTAATCTCCTGAAATGTCGTGCGATGTTAGAGGTCGGGGCTCATCCCCGACCTGAAATAATATTATAATCTAGAACCCTATAAAACTCACTCTGAACTCTGTTCTATTTTCAGATTCTAGTCGATCCTGGCCACTTCGAATGATCCGTCGGGCTGTACAATGGCGACCCATGCGCAATCATAGAACAGGATAAGTTCATCGCGCAGCCTGGCTTGCGCTAGCGGTGGCATTTTTGGGTCACCCGGATAGCTCAGAACATGAGTTTCCGGGTCCATCGTAAAGCCCTGGAATGGATGCCAGCCGCTGATATAGATGCCATGAATCTGTGCGCGCGCCGGTTCGGGATTATCAACCGACAAGAAATGAGGGATAAATCCCAAATGATCGATGGTCATCTGTGGATGCAACATTTCCCAGTTCAGTCCACACATCGGCTCAGTGAGGTATATGTCGATGACTTTTTTCACGTCTTTTCTCCTTATGAATGAAGATATGTTGTGTATCAACATCGTACTGAATGTATTCATGCATCATCAGTTCGATTAACGCTGCTTCAACCTGCGCTTTCGGCTGCCTGGCCACATGAAGTAGAACATTTATGTGGATAGACTGACTTCCGCAGTTAGCGGAAATCAGCGCAAAGATGTGGATTGCGTTTTTCGAAAGTGGGGTTATAACCATACACCGATAATGAGGGTGTTTTTGTTGACGACGATGACCGGCACCATATCGGCTACTTCATAGGTTTTCTGGAGCCAGTTTTTAAATCTGAGTTCACCTTTGATGCACGGGCCATTTGAATCAGCCTTGCAGTCAAACCAGGCGTCGATGCGGATGCCTTCGTTGCCACAATAGATAGTGACTGGTTCATTGTCCCGAAGCTGCAAATGCCCCAGGTCGTCTTTAGGAACCCAAAAGTATCCACCATCGTGATGAGCTTGTTTGAGTTTGAACAAGAATTTTTGCATGGTTATCCCCTATCTGACCACTTATCGGCAATATGCCGGGTTAAAATTTCAATAACTGCGCGTCGCTCGTGGGCCGCTTGCTTTTCCTGCGCGTAAATCAGTGCAATCAGGAAAGCAAGCGCCAGAATGATTGTGGTTAGTATCAGAGCCATTCGCCAGTGCGAAGTAGCACACCGATGTTCGTGATACGAATGTTGTCCCGATCGTTGTCGAGGTAGCGGTAGATCGCATCTTCGCGCCCATACCACTCGCCATATTTGAGCCAGTATTTGTACTTATGGATCAGCACATAGCCGTGCCAGTGAATGCCGGGCCAATCGGCCAGCTCGGCCTTGGTCAAGCAGATATACCAGTAGCCCTGGTATTGCCGCAATTCGCGTCCGCCTGAAATGAAGCGGACGGGAGTTCCGTTCTGGTTAGTCGTTTGGGTTAATTTCATCGTTTCAATCTCCTATTGGGTCGGGTGAATTATAATTATATCGTATTAATCTATAAAATCCACCATAAACTATGTTCTATATCTGTAAAATTGTGTTGCTTCTTCTACTTCTTCGGCTGTCATCGTGGGCCAATAGCGATTGCCTTTGCTGATGTTCTGCGATCCAGCTAGATACGTTAAGTTGCCTTCCCAATGCAAACCACAGACAATCGGGCTGTTCAGTGGAACAATGTGATCCACATGTTTGTCGACTGGGCAATTATCAAAAATTAGTTTAATAGCTTTATCATCGATCCACACTGGTGTTGCATTTAATTTAGTGGCTCTATATTTTGCTGAATGACGATTTACAAGCGCTCGACCTTTTGTTTTAATATAATTGCGGTGGTACCCCAGAGCTTTTTCTGTATTCTTTTTGTACCACTCTTTCTTAACGATTTTTGATCTTTCTCTGGCACAAATTTTGCATTCGTTGTTATACCTATCTTTATATCCGGTAAGACGATAAAAGCCACTTTCAAGCGGCTTTTCCTCATTACATGTTCTACAAACTTTGTTCATAGCATACGGTTTATTTGATGTTGCAATAGTTCGATGTACAGCCAGTCGGGGCTCGGCTCATGGCGAGCGGCAACCAGCAATCGATGGAAGCGCGCAATTTGCGCCTCCCGATCCACCCGCCTGATTACTGGATCGCCAGGAGTTTCAAAATCGCAGCGTACTGCGCCGCCGTTTCTGGAAAGACTACCCATTGTGCTTCGATACCCTGTTCGTTGAGCTGCTCATTGGTCAAGTCGTCATTACGTTCGCAGTCGATATTGAGTTCGGTGCAAACTTCTTGTACATGCCACACGTCTTCGATATATTGGCAATCGATATAGAAGCTGGCCGAGTTGAGGGCGAGGGTCATGTTAGTCGTTGATGATGTTGAGTTGAATCTGGCCGAATTGCTGGCGGTAGATGAACCCGCCGTCCTGCAGCATCCGCATCTTGAGGAATGGGCGCCCGTTGCCCACATCAGTTTGAAGCTCATTGGGCCATTCGCCCGGGCGCAGGGCGAGGTCGCTCGCCTCCAGATAATAGCGTTGGTACACTTTGGAAGCGTAATTGTTGAGTAACTCTTGAGTGATTTTCATTTTAAAGTTCGAAAACAGAGACTTCACGGATTTCTCCACGGGCGACACGAAGTTTGCAGATAGCGCGATGCGATTCAAGTCCATCGGCGCAGGTTGGGAAGCCGGTCTCTACCCACATGTCCAGGATCGGACGATAGCATTCGTAGCCGATGTAGTGAGTGTAGCCAGCCGACTTCAGGGTGGCGGCGCGTTCTTCGGTGAGTTCAACCATGATAGCTCCTTAACCAAACATCCAGATTCGTGCCTGACGATAGGCAATTGCTTTCATACAAGCAACTGCATCTGATTCAAGCGCGCCGCCATCACTGGCGTACACTTTTGTGGCTACCTGCTCAAAATCATTCAGCAGTTTAACCACTGCTTCACCCACGCAACAATCAGCGGGAATTGAGCCGAGTTCGAGCATTGGGCCAGGGGTTTGCATGGCTTCCCAAAAAGCCAGATTGATGCAGTCGTTGACGATTTTCATGTTATTGCCCGGTTCCAATGAGGCGAAAGTTGCTCAAGCTGTAGTTCACCGTTGATCCATTTGCCCAATGAATGGCGATGCCTTCTTTGTCTGCAAATGAACAACCAAAGTTGGTTACATCATCAGCGCGATTGGTGTTGATGACCAGATAACCCGGGCCTTTGTAGCCGAAATCGAGTCCGGCTACAGCTTTGTGCAAAGATTCGGCCATTGGGGCATTGCAGGGAATATTGGAAACCTGAATGGCGCCACCCGTATCATTAGCTGCGGTAGCAACAAAGGTCGCCTGAGCCCCGACGGAGGCCAGGGCGAGCGAAGCGGCGAGAATAAGTTGTTTCATGTTAGCTAACCGCCTTCATGCTGATCGAGCGCTTCGTGATGTTCCAGCAGATTGCGCGGACTGCCTTGAATTTCTTGCCGGCATCAATGTTCTTCTTTTCCCATTCATAAACGCGCATCAGCAGCGCAATGAGGTCCTGGAGCTTCAGTTGCTCGCCAAAGTCATCGCCGCCGAATTTATCATGCGCGTTGTCATAAAAGTCTGCGTCCTTATCAGGATTGCAGCCGGCGAAATAGAACAAAATGTTGTTGTCTTTGCCAGTCGATGCGCCCAGGTAGGCGCCCTGATCCTTGGCGATGAAATAGTTGGTGAGCGAGTTGGTCTGGCAGAACTGAACCAGCCGCTTAACGTCGTTCATCGGGATAGTGATTTGGGGCATTTCCTTGGTCCTTCTCTTGATTGATTAGATTCTATTATAGCAAAATCTGGCGAGTTCATCACCAGATTTCTTGTTCTATTTGGTTTCTTCGAACGAGGTTTGAAGGTACAAAGCGAAGTCTAGCAACCGGTCCCTGAGCGACAACTTATCTGGCGCTCCATCCTCGGCTTCTTCCGCTGCCTCCCAATATCCCGCAGCGAAGTCTTTGAGGGATTGTTGAAGTTGCTGGCAGTTGACGCAGATATCATCCAACATTTTTGTCCTCCAACTTCAGCTCCTGGCCCATTCCCTCGCCCAGCTCCGTGTACAGGCGGAAGACCCGCCAGTGTCGCTCACAGCCATAGGCCCACGGGCCGGCCTGGGTACGAAAGTCGTAATTGGCCGGTCGGCCGCACCAGTTGCAAACCGGGAGTTCTTTCATCCTGACCAGTGTTTTCATATTACCACCCGATGTAGTCGCCGGCAATCAGCTTGGCCGCCGCGCGCCGGATATTTTCAGTTTCAATCGCAATAGCCTCGTACAGATGGTGGTCCGCTGCCATATCGCGGAACCTCAGGCCTTGCATCAGGAATTGTGCGAGTTTGCTCATTTTGTTTACCATCCAAAGTTGTCAGCACAAATGGGGCCGATGCCATTAGCGATGCTATCGGGATCGGTCAAAGTGCGGTTGCAGATGCAGCAGATGCCATATTCCTTGCCGTAGGCGATGGCGGCCTGTTTGGGATCGGCTACGACGGCACGAACTTCATCAACCAGCTCGGGCGAGCAATCCCGGCTCAGGGTCATCTTTCCACCCAGGACCTTGCCGAGATAGGTCTTGTCGTCATTCTTTTGTTGAATGTAGATGGCGCCCGGGTTGGCGCCAGTCGGGCTGGCTGCTTTGAACTGGAAATGTGCCAGAGACATTTTCGGCTGCCGGACGCCTTTGGCTTTGGCATTATTGAAGGCAAATTCAATCGCCGCGAGGTCCAGTTCAGCAACCGGAGCGCTGGGCTTGTTGGGGCTCAGATTCTCGGCATCGGCCTTGATGCGAATGGAGGCGGAAATCTGATTATCAGTGAGCGAATCATAGTTCCTCAAATTCGCCATCATCTTGACGGCCCAGGGATGCTGTTGCTTGAAGAACCAGGCGTGTAGCTCGGGATATTGCTTCGCGACTTGCTTTGCATTCATGACCTAATCTCCTGAAGTGTCGGGTCAATTGCGGGATTGCTATATAGAATTATATAAGATTAGATGACTCGAATCAAGTCTTTTCCGATTCTTTTAGGTTACGCTACAATAAATCCTATTGATAAAATCCTAGAAATCTGCTAGAATGAAATTTCATTCCACGCCCCCAAGGGGATTAACCATGTCGAAGCTACTGACCAAAACAAAGGAGCTACTCAAATATACGGAAAAGCCGGCCGCTCGCATCTGTGAAGAAGCGCAAGTCTCTTATCCGTGGTTGATGGCTCTAAAAGGCAACCATAACGGCACCAAGTATCCGGCCGTTGACAAAATCGAGCGCCTCTACGAATGTCTCTCAGGAAAGAAACTAGAGGTGTGACCAATGGCCACCATCGCCGAATGGCGGGAGCGCATCCCGCCAGCCATGCAACAAGCGAAACAATGGATGGTGTGCGGCAACGATAAGGCTCCAATAAATATAGGGACGCTGGTAGAAACCGGATTTCCCTACCGCGCGGCAAAAGACGATCGAACCCAGTGGTGCTCTTTCGAGAGCACCCTTTTTTGTTTACAGGAGTGCATCAACACTCGCATTCATCCTATGTGGATATGCGACCCTGATGACCACATTGTGGTTATCGATATTGATCGCAAACGCGACTATACCCCTGAAGTTATCCAGTTCCAGGATCGATTGATCGAGGCGCTGCTGGAGCGCACTTATGTCGAGCTATCCATGTCCGGCCGAGGCTGGCACGCGATAGTGAATGGTCATGTACCCGCTGATATCAATCGCGGCAAAGACCTCGGCATCGAAGTGTATAGCAACCATGGTGCGGTGGCGCTGACCGGCAATATTATCAGCAAAACCAACGAATTGTACGACGGCGAGATTAGTGGATTTTGTGAGTTTTTATGCAGGCTGAGTAATTATAGTGCGGATAGTATCATAGGGGATTATTGGGCGCTGAATCATGACGTGATACAGCGCAATGACGCCATCACCCTGGCTCACGATGAAACGTTCGTCAACAAAATGTTGCTGGAGTTCAGCAACCGGGAAAAGTTAGAATTCTGGTGGTTCGGTCGAGATACTGGACCC